AAGGTAACAAGGCTTGGTTAAAGACCAAGAGGACAATGACCGAGGCACAGCGAGACAAGGCTCTGCAAGGTTTTGTTGACGGTCTTACCAAAGGTCTACCGCAGTACAAACCAAAGGCTAAACCAAAGACCAAGAAGTTTGCTGAAGACTTACTGCCTACTATTGCAATAGGTGATGCACACTTTGGCATGAGGGCTGACGCAAGAGAAACAAAAGAAAGAGACTACGATACAAAGATAGCCTCGGCAAATATGCTTGACGCTATAGATTACCTCGTGGACTTATCTACTCCTTGCGAACACTCATTGCTAATTAATGTCGGTGATTTTATACACGCTAACGGATCAAATGGTACTACTTTTTCTGGAACAAAATTAGACGTAGATACAAGAATTGAAGTAGTGCTAGAGACAGCAGCACAGACGTTTATCTTCGCGATAGACAAGATGCTATCCAAGCACAAGAACGTCACTGTCATCATGGCTCGTGGTAACCATGACTCAGATACAGCAATTGCTCTTGCGTTGATACTGAAGTTTTATTACACACAAGAGAAAAGGGTAACTATCTTAGACCCTCACGGTTTTTTCCATACGCTACAGTTTGGTAAGAACCTCATAGCTGTACACCACGGTGACAAGGTGAAGGCAGAGAAGCTAGGAGCAATCCTGCCGAAGATGCTACCTGAGCAGTGGTCAAGCACAGTGTATAGGAAGTGGATTGTCGGACATATCCATCATCAGAATTCTATCGAGACATCTAATGGGTGTTTCGTGGAAGCGATGGGGACGTTGTCTCCTCCCGACTCTTGGCATGCAGGAGCGGGGTACGGTGCGTCAAGTGTGATGAACCAGATTACATTCCACAAGGATGGCGGTGAAGCTGTTAGACACGTTTATCAAATCAGAGCCTCTCGGAAAGCTCCTGACCTGACATTATAGGTGTAGTATGGAAGACCGACTTTCAAGAGTAGAAAGAAAGATTGACTCATTGCAGGAGGCGATTATCTCTTTGGCACGAGTGGAAGAAAGATTGGTTACGGTCTTCAACCGTCAGTCTAAGATAGAGGCTCAAGTAGATAGTATGGAACAGAAGATGGACGCAATGGCAGAAAGCATTGCGACATCTATGGCTACAGAAAGGATTGTTTGGATACTAATTGCTGCGGCTATTGCGGCGTTCTTTAACTTTATGGAGTGATTATGAAATACCTATTGATACTACCTGTTGTATTCTTGATGTCATGTTCACAGTTAGAAGTTGTGGGAACTGCCGTAGATAGATACTGCGAGCTGTCTCCTACTCAAAGGCTTGCTAATCGCGAAGCAATAGCAGAAGTCGTAGCACCTAACACAATCCAAATAGAGTGCGTAGATAATGCAGAAGATAGCATCTAAGCTGTCACTAGACGCTTACAAGGACGACATGGTTGGCGCGTTCAAGATAGAGAACAAGCTAACCTCTACCGTTGCGTATGTGAAGTTAACACCTGAGTGTAACTACGTTGTCTTTCGCGGCACTAACTCTATTGGCGATTGGTTGTTTAATCTTTCCGCTATCCCTGCGTACTACAATAGACGGTGGACGCATGGTGGGTTTGCACTAGCACACAAGTCTGTATGGAAACGAATCAGACGGTTGCTAGACCCAAACAAGAAGACCTTGATTACAGGTCATTCTCTTGGCGGTGCATTAGCTGAACTATCAGCATGGGCGTGTAGAGACTTTACAGATTTAACATTGATTACCTTTGGCAAACCAAGGGTTTTCTTTCGCGGTTCTAAGAAGAAGATGAACCACAATGTGCAAATCTCTTACGTTTCAGGCAGTGACGTTGTAACTAGAATACCGAAGTTTGGATACGAGCCTGACTCAAATCAGGATCTAGTATACTTTGATAACTGGGGGCAGGTCTTCTTCAATCCTCCCAAGGGTTATGTAAGTAATGACTTCGGTTTAGGCGACTCAATCTCAGATCACTCGATGAAAAGTTATGACAAGATGGTTAATGATATGCACCTTAGTATTGCAGAGCTGCGCCATAACCGACAACCTCTCAGACGGGTATGATCGTGGTGACATCACTAAGGGATTGGTGGAGGACTTTAAGATTTATTGTACCGCACCTGTCACCTACATCCGCAGAGCGGGTAGGACAGTTGTATTAGCAACCACAGGAATACTGTTACCGGACGTATGCCCATGATCGTAGAGTTTCCAGACAACAAAACAGAACGGTTGATAGAAGACGCAATGGAACAACTTGGCACTTGGGTAGAAGGCCAAATAGAACTAGGGGTAAGCCCTATCATTTTAATAGGATTGATGGAGACATATAAGTCTGCACTCTCCTATAACCTGCTAGTAGATGAGGACGAGTAATGGCTATTAATTTGCCTTTAGATATGCAATCTGGAGTAATGCGAAGCGGTGTTTCTCCTACAGTATTCTCTGATGCGTCTAATGATTCTCAACCAAGCATCAATCAAAATTTTATTGAAGGATTGATTGCGGATATTCTTGCGGCTCAAGATCCAAGCAACTATAGATATGGTGGTTATGTAAGCCAAGGCGGTTTAGATATTGGTGAGCCTAATCGTCAAGTAATAAACGCAACACCAGAACAGATAGCAGAAGCATTAAGCACAAGCAAAGACATGGCAACAGCGATACTTGGATCAACTGTCGGCTCTAATCAAATGCTTGATGATGCAGCTATGGCAGCGGCTCAAGCTACAGCTCAAACAGCAGCCGAAGAAGCATTAAGTAATGTTTCTGCAGAAGGTGGTTTTTCAGAAGCAGAAGCTAACGAAGTCTATGATTTGCTTGAATCAGGTACAGTTACTTTAAATGATGTGTCTACAATATTAAATGTACCACAAGCTGTAGTTGCAGCGGGTTACGAGCAAATTAAAGCAGAAAGAGCAGCTCCACAAGAACCTGTTGATCTAACAGCAGACACTACTGCTAACGATTTATTAACTGGCGGTCTAGGAGATGCTGATACAGGTGGTGTGGCTGATACTAATGAGACATGGACTTACGACAAAGCTACAGACAGTTTTATTAGCAACACTCGCGGAGATGTATTTCCAAACAGAGGCAATGCAACGCTAAAAGATGGCGGCATATATGCAGTAACTCCTGTTCTTGGTACTGACGGCGTTACAGCGGAGAATGTAGTAGACACAGAAACAAATGAATCTGTTGGAATATTAAACGTAGACATTACTACAGGATTACCTTCAATTATTAAGACAGTTGACAAAGGCTCTTCTGTTAATGAAACAGATACTTTTGGAACTGCTCAAGATACTTTAAACACAGGACAGACTTTAGGTGTAGGTGATAAAGATTTAGGTGACGCAACTACTGGCGATACTGTAGTAACACCTACGCCAACTCCTACTCCTACGCCAACTCCTACGCCTACGCCAACACCAACACCAACAGTAATTAACGGCAAAGATGGTGTTGACGGACAAGATGGTCAAGACGGACAAGATGGTCGTGACGGTACTGATGGCAAAGATGGTAAAGACGGAATGATAGGCTTGTTTAGTCGAGTGATTAATGAAACGCCTTTAACAGAATCAATCTTATTCCCAACCAAGTTCACTAAGTTGGAGAACGTACAACAAGGAATGTTTGGTGAATTCCTTCGTGCCGCAGGAGGCAGACGATGACATACCTAGAAGCAATCAATAGTGTCCTTCGGCGATTGCGTGAAGACCAAGCTAACACAGCATTAGAGTCTGATTACTCCGCACTGATCGGAGACTTTGTTAATGACGCAAAGCAAATAGTAGAGAACTCTTGGAACTGGTCTGCTCTTAGAGACACAATCCTAGTCAATACAGTTTCGGATACGTCAGAGTATTCTTTAACTGGCTCTGGTCAGGAAGCAGTACTCAAGGATGTCATTAACGATTCGGCTAACAGAATGATGAGGCTTGAAACTAAGTCATTCTTTAACAACGTCTACTACAACCAAGACGTAACCAGTGGCTCACCATCCACTTATACTATTACTGGTGTGGATGCTAATGACGATTTAAAGGTCAAGGTATACCCACAGCCTGACGGTATATATAACCTGCGTTTTGATATGTCCAAACCACAAGGACTGCTTACTGCGGATGCGACAAAGATTAAAGTGCCATATAACCCTGTGGTTCAAATGGCATTTGCAATGGCTCTACGGGAGCGTGGTGAGACAGGAGGTCAATCAGCAGCGGAGCAGTTTGCTATTGCGTCTACTGCTTTGTCTGATGCAATAGCTATAGACGCTAACCGTTACCCTGATGAAACTACTTTTATGGTGGTATAGATGGCACAACAACTCCAAAGTATCACCATTACCGCTCCGGGATTTGCGGGTATTAACACCCAAGATGCACCGTTGTCGCAAGAACCTACGTTCGCGGCAGTTGCAGATAATTGCGTGATTGATAAAGAAGGACGGATTGCCGCAAGGAAAGGATATTCTGTGTTAACTACAGACGACACAATCCTTGGGTCATCTGAAGGCATAGAATCTATGGGTGAGTTCGTAGCAGAAGACGGTGATGTCACCTTCTTCTCTGCGGGTAACAATCTAATTATGTCAGGCACTACTACGCTGACTGACGTAACACCTGCGTCCTATACAATTACGGACAATAATTGGAAGTTTGTGTCCTTTAATAACCATATGTATATGTTCCAACGAGGACATGAGCCGCTAGTATACTCAGACAGTACCGGCACTGTGGTTAAGATGTCATCACATCCTTCGGCTAGTGGCACTCCCCCGCAAGGACATGAGTGTATAGCGGCGTTTGGTCGTCTTTGGGTAGCAGATTTCACTGCGGACAAGTCTACGATCTACTGGTCTGACCTATTGAACGGCTCAGGATGGGCAGGAGGCTCGTCAGGCTCAATAGACATCACAAAGGTATGGCCTACAGGGTACGATACAATCACCGCTCTGGCGGCTCATAACGGCTTTCTAATTATCTTTGGAAAGAACTCTATCCTTGTGTACGCAGGAGCAGATAATCCTTCAACAATGGCATTATCTGATACAATCTCAAACATAGGATGTGTGCAAAGAGACGCAGTAGTATCAACAGGTAAAGACATTATCTTCTTGGATGACTCAGGGGTACGAAGTATCTCAAGGACAATCCAAGAGAAGTCAGCACCTATTGGTGATGTCTCGAAGAACGTCAACAATGATGTAAAAGTTTTGTACGCAGCAGAGACAGGGCATATTAAGATGCACTACTCTCCTCGCGAAGCATTTGTCTTGTTGAACTTTGAAAACCTAAGCGTAGTGTATGTCTTTGATACAAGATTTCCACTACAAGATGGAAGTTATCGAGCTACCACTTGGTCGCACATTAACCCCAAGTGTTTTACTTCTACATCTACAGAACTGTTATACGTTGGTACATCCTCTGGAATAGCTCAGTACACAGGATATACCGACAACGATACAAGTTATCAGTTAAGTTACTTCAGCCATCCTTTGAGCTTTGGCAATACGTCAAGTTTGAAGTTCCTGAAGAAGATCAACCTCACTACCTTTGATGGCGCTGAGGCTACAGTGGTACTAAACTGGGCGTATGACTACTCAGGAAACTACAAGAAACAGGCTTATACATTGCCTCAATCTAACGTAGCGCAGTACAACATATCAGAATTCAACACGGACGCTGAGTATTCATCGTCTATTGCTTTGATTAAACGCAAGAAGATCAACGCCTCTGGTCAGGGTACAGTCGTATCCGTAGGGGTAGAAACAACTGTTGAGGGTAATTCGATTGCCCTTCAAGAGATTAACATTCAAGCTCTGATGGGAAGGATAGTCTAATGTCGAACTATACCAAACTTACTAACTTCGCAGCCAAGGACGCTTTGGTTAGCGGCAACCCTGCCAAGGTTGTTAAAGGCTCTGAGGTCGGAGCTGAATTTGACGCAATCCAAGTGGCAGTGGCAACGAAGTCTGACTCAGCGTCACCTACTTTTACTGGCACAGCAACAACAGATAACCTGACAGTGAGCGGTACTTTCACAGTCGGCACGATTGATGGAGGTACTTACTAATGTGGGAAGAAATTGGAAACTTTTTAAAAAATTTACCAGGCAGTCAAACTGGCAATCTTCTAGCAGGTATTGGCGGTACATTAGCGCAAGAGCAAATTGCTAAAGATATTAGCAAGCTGGGTCAAGACGCAACTACTGCAATCTACGGTCAGAACTATCAAGTACCAGAAGGCGGTTTGCTAGGTGAGATAGGTCGTCAAGTAGAGTTTAAGCCTTTCACTGTTACTACGCCTACTGGTTCAAGGGCAACCTTGGGAGCAGGTGGCATGGCTACAATGCTCAGTCCTACAGAGCAGGCGTTACAAGCTAGAATGCTAGGGTTTGGCTCTGAGGCTTTTGGTATGCTTGGCGATCCAGAAGCAAGGCGACAAGAGCAAGAGAATATTATCGGGATGCTAACTCAAGACCCTATGCAAAGGGCTGCGCGTGAGCAGGACATCTTTGGTCGTATGCAAGCCACTCTTGCACCTGAGCAAGAACGTGCAAGACTAGGTCTAGAAGAGCGTCTAGCAAATCAAGGCAGACTAGGTGTTAGGACTGCCATGTTTGGCGGTACACCAGAGCAATTAGCACTAGAGAAGGCTATAGCAGAACAGCAAGCAGGTCTTGGTGTAAGTGCTATGGAACAAGCTAGAGCAGAACAAGCACTACAGTCACAGCAAACCCTTGCAGGATTAGGTGAGACACGAGCAAGACTAGGACTTCTTGGAGAGCTAGGTCTGTCTTCTATCCCTGCCGCTTACGCAGGACAGAATCAGTTACTTGCAAACTTGCAACCGCAACTTGAGGCACAGCGTATACAGTCCGCTTTACAGGCTACTGGTCTGGGTCTAGGAGCGCAGTTAGCAGAATCAGGACTAGAGGCACAGCTTGGCTACGAAGCGTTGGCAAATGCCATACGCCAGCAGCAATTCCAAGGGCTGTTTGATTTGCTGAAGGGAGAGCAGGCAGGCGAAACCTCACGCGCTCAAGATGACAGCAATTTCATGAAAGCTATTCTTGAAATGACCGTTGGTAATAATAATCCGTTTGTTAGGAGTTAAACGATGGCGGCTATAAACATTCAAAGTCTGTTCGCGGACATCATTGATACTCCTGAACAGCGTCAGATGAAAATGCTACAGGAAGGTATGCTCAGGGGTGACAGGCTTGCGTCAGGTCTTACTGGTCTGACACGAGCAGCAGCGCCACTTGCTCAGGTAGCAGGTCAGCTTGGTGTGCAGCGTCAGGAAAACCTACGCCGCGCAGTACAGCCTATGCTTGGGATTGATCCTAGAACTACTGGTGAGAAGCTACAAGATCAGTTGAGAAATATTGATACCTCTACACCTAAAGGTTTGATGCAAGCAGCACAAGCTGTGCAGCAGATAGATCCTGTTCGCGCAGCAGCATTGCGTCAGGCTGCAACAGAGCAGACGCAAGCCAATGAAGATCGCGACAGACGCATTCGTATAGAGACCATGCAGATTGAGGCTGCTGAACGCGCAGCTAAAGATGAGAAGGATCAGATAGCAATACGAAAAGCAAATGCAGAGAAGTATCGCTTGCTAGGTATGCCAGAAGCAGATATTAATGGGTATATTACTGGCTCAATTTCGCCATTAGATATGGCGAAGCTACACGCAGACTATGTAACAAGCAGAGCTTCAAAGCAAAGGATTGCGTCTATCTCTCCATTTACAGGAAAAACAGACCAGTTGGCTGATGAGTACATTAGTAACAGTAAAGCAGCACAAGACCTATTGAAAGAGAAAAAACCTAACACTGGATTTTTTGGATCTAACATTTTTGCGGAAGATAAATTTACAGAACAAATGATTAAGGATGAGGCTGCTGTCATTCGCGCTTACTCTAACAATGAAATGTTGTATGACGAAGCCATTGATAGAGCTGTCCAATCACTTCGCGATGGAGGGTTTAGAAATCAAACAAATTTAGATTCCGAAAGTGTGCGATTAATCAACACTCAACTTGGATACTCTAATCAAGACCCAAACAACACTGGCGAAGTTAATCTGGCAAGAACAAATGCTGGAACTGAAGAAGGTGATAGCGGACTTCAGCTTGCTTTCGACTTAGATATTGCAAGAAAAGCAGATAACGCATTGAATATATTGGAGGCCAGACTTGGGCGAGCACCTCAATCTGAGTCATCTGCAAATCTTAATGCAACAGACCCAAGTATGCCCATGTCAAATGCTGCTTATCTATCTAACGCTTTTGAACGATTTGGCAATATGTTTAAAGGACAGCCACAAGCAGAGCAAACTTCTTTTGGTCAGGCTGTGAGTAACACATTTAGCAACTATCCTTTAAAGCCAGTCGTTGATTCAATGATGGTAAATAAAGATCAGGTTATGCCTGTTACACAAGG